ACGTAAGTTACAAAAAGGAAAACCAACTGATAAGGGTACAGAAAGATTTTATTATGCTGCTCATGATGGTGAAACTCATATGGTTACTAAGGATCATGCAAAACTAAAAGGATGGAGTCCTGCCAGCGCTCGCGATGTAAAAAAACATAAAAATAATTCCGAAAGAAAAGTAAAAGATTCAATGAAAGGTAAGAGACCTGCTAAAAAGGGTAAGGTTAATTCTAAATCACGAATTAAACACAGTAAGAAACGTGAAAAACAATTAGAGTTAGAAGGAAAAAGAGATATGGCGATCGCTGGAGCAGGTGGCGCAAAAGCTAGTCAAGGAGAATCTAGGTTTTGTAGTGCTATGAATATGTTAAATGAAAAAAAATTCAAAAAAGAAAATGCAGGTGAAATAAATAAAATTATTGAAAATAAAAACTGGGATAAACCGTATCCGGGCAAGGCTGAAGATGCAAGAAATTTGGAAGCAATAGGGCTAAATCTTAATGATAATGAAGGTAAAGAATATATAGCTACAAGAGAAATATTTGCACAACAAGAGTTAGCTAGAATAAAAGGAATAAATAATTCAGTTTTTCATAGTAAGCAGGGTTTTAATAAAAATGAAAAAGAGTACAATAGGTGGATGAGAGCTGCATATGACGGCGCAATAGCTAATAAAAAAATATTAAAAGAAGATACTAATATAGACACTACTAAGCCTATGACGACCGTACAATCGACTTCAGAGGGAGGAGGAATAGATAAGGAAATGCTTGCCGAACTGGAGAGTCTTGAGAAAAAAGCAACAGATGCAGACGATAAAAAATATTATAAGAAACAGATAGCAAATTTTAAAAAAAATAGAGAATATCATGATACTTATGTCGTCGGCCAAGACGAAAAAGGCAGAACAACTATAGTTTCAATATCTAATAAACAAGCTTGGGATTTAAGTGATCCTCACAGTAGTAGCACTCCTCTAGCAAGATTCAAAAATTTAAAAAAACTAGTTGAAGAACAGAATCTTTCCCCGGAAGTTGCAAAAACAATTCAAAATAATATCAATACTAATATTGAGTCCTTGCAAGACAGTAAAAAAGCTACTATTAAAGCCACTATCTCAGTAGAAATTGATGAAAATTTAGTTACATTATGTAAAACTAAAGAAATACAATCGTATATGAAACAATTAGATGATTATGCCGATATAAATAAAAAAAGGCCATCGCCGTTAGCTAAATATCTCGAATCGCAGGAAATAGAAAATTGGCCCAGCTTGCCAATTAAAAATAAGTTAGAACTTATGAAAGAAAGTGCTGCTGAGCAACTCTCCGGCCAACCACCCAAAACTCCAGCCGAAAGACCCTATGGAAAAATTTTTACAAAAATAGGAGAACTTGCATCATCTGAAAGATTCCGGAATATGTATCCTGAAATAAATTTTGAAAGTAAAGGTATAGCAAAAAGCAGTGAAATCAAAAACGCAGAGAAGACCTCAATAAGTGAAGCTCATAAAAAATTAGTAAAATCTCTTGTAGGAGGAGATAAAAAAAGCGGATACCCAGATTCTGAGGGAAATAATGGTCCGCTTATTAAATCATATATTAGTACAGTTTTAGAATCTATGCATTATACTTCTGATGTATTTGATGAAGATGGATCGATGATAAAACTAAGTGGAGGAAGGGGAATTCAACCGTCACAAATCCGATCTTGTCTAGGTGAGTTAAGTGGATTTGACGGTAATCTTAAAACCAAAAAGGGAAGAAACGATTTATTAGAGCATTTACAAAATAAATGTAAAGTAGATTCCAAAACAGGAACAATTTCTGTTACAGATGATGCAGGGGACAATGAATTAGCTTTTGATGTATGGAGAACAGCAGGAAGTAATTCTAAAGTTTCTACTTCTTTCGGATCGACAATGAGAGAATGCCTCGGTTCGAAAGTAGATGAGAAAAGAAAAATAACAAAATAATAAATAAGAGTGGAGAATAAAAATGAAGCTTAGAGAGATATTGCGTGAAAGTGAAGCATCAGATGCAGCTCATAAAAAAGGATGGAAAAGTAAAGGTGGCGGTGCATGGATGGATAAATCCGGTAAAACTGTTGCAATAACTAAAAAGGGTAAATTGACGCCAGTAGGATCAGATGATAAATCCAAATTAAAGAGTGTAAAATCTCAGGATGACCCAGATTTTGGTGATAAAGCAGTTACCCCAAAGCTTGGCGACGAAGCTTCATCAGAATTAAATGATTTTTCAGGCCGTGCAGAGGATTGGTTACGCGTTGATCCAACTGAATGGAAAGGTTTAGATCATGAAGAAAAGGTTGATATCATCCAACACGATTCTGCTTTAATGGATGCATTGACAGACAAAGGTGTAGATACCTCTATACTAACACCCGATAATGTATCAAAAATGGTTGATAATATAGATACATATTACGGTGAAGAAGATGATAGGGAAGAAACAGAGCCACAACAATATGAAAAAACTGCAGAAAAAGAACGCAAAAAGGCTATCAATACTATAACAAACGCAGAAGGTTTTGATGGTGGTTCGCCGGAAGATCAGGCCAGAATTGCTCATGATTATATGACAAATGAATTCATTCCTAGCGTTAAAAATGATAGTTATAAATATGGCGAAATGGCTGCAGAACGCCTGGCATCTTCACTATATAGTAATTGGAGATCGAAAGAAGCAGCGACTGCTGTTTTGAATGCATGGAATGATAACAAAGTATAACACAGAGAAAACTATGAATGAATATGATAAGATAGACCATATTATGTATAATTCTGAACTTTCGGATGATGCGCAATAACAAGGCTTTGTCCGGAAGAATTAATGACAACTAATAATATTAAAAATTGTAACAAAACTTTCAGATTCTGGGAAATTAGGTGCAAGGCAGGAGGATGGAATGATCACAGTTACCGATGTTGCTCGCGAAGAGATCATCAAACTGATGGAGAAACAAGAGCAACAGGTCAAAGGGGTGCGGATTAAGGCGGAAGCCTTATCCCCTCTTCAAGCGAACTTTCGTCTTCGATTTGTTGCCGAGTGGCAGGAGGAGTCTACTGACGTCATCACAGAGTTTGATGGATTCAATATCTATATCGATCCCGAGAGTATGTCATATGTTGACGAGGTAACTGTCGATTTTGTCGAGAGCCTTGCTGGCAGAGGATTCAAGATAGAGAATCCAAACAAGGTCCCCACCCATCTTAAGGGAACAATCGCCGAAAAGATCCAGTCGATTATCGATGATAAGATCAATCCACAGATCGCATCGCACAACGGCCATCTTTCGCTGCTTGACGTCAAAGAAGAGACGGCTTACGTCAAATTTGGCGGTGGATGTCAGGGTTGTGGAATGGCAGACGTTACGCTGAAACAAGGTGTTGAGGTGCTTATTAAAGAAGCATGCCCTGAGATTGAGGAAATCCTTGACGTAACAGATCACGCCGATGGCAAGAATCCCTACTTCCAGGGCGCCTACTGATCCTGCTCCACAAGCTAAAATTATAATGAGCATATACAATAAATTGTCAAAATAGGTAAAGTGATATATAAAAATTTCACAACAACATAAAGCTGCTATGTATTTGTGATAAGGCAGAAAAGTATAATTACTAAACATAGTTTTATTATAACATTGTAGAAAAGCAATACAATAGGAGACGGTTATGATAAGTGAAACAAATTTGCTCGCGACATTTGTTAATGCCAGGCATAAAGTAAGTTCAGTTTTACAATTGATCACAGATAATTTTGAAGTAGTAAATAATAAGGTATTCCTTTTAAAGGATATCGACGATGATACGAGTTTTATCCTTACATATAATATAATAAAAAAGGATATAGTATTTTCAGATGTAGTAAGAAATACAATTTCACTCCATAGAAAAAAAGGAATCAATACGCTCTATACATTGAATGCATTGAATGAAGTAGTAATGCTTCAAAATAGTGGAGACTTAGATGTAAATTTTACAGTGGATTGGAATGAATATAAGAATTGTATTTTGTTAACAAAATTTGTCGAAGATAATTCAGATGAATATGAACTAAGAAAAATAAATACAGAACTTGTAAAAGTGTTTACGTTAAGAAAGTAAAGGCAAATAATAAATGAAAAAGTTGGAAGACGTTTTAGCATCTGTTGTCTTATTAGCAGAAGATACAGGTATCGAACATACAAAAGCTGCAATAGAAAATGTATTGCAACAATCCCACCAAAATCTTGAGATCATTGTCGCCGCATTATTTGACGATACTGATCTCAAGAAACTCTATAACAATAATTGGAAAGTAAAATTTCAAGATGCTGAAGAAGGTGTAGAATTTATTGCTAAAGTAATAGATGAATGCACAGGCGATGCAATTTTTTATAAGACAGTAACTAATGTATTATGGTTCCCAAATCATATCAAGGCTCACTTGGAAGATTTTAGAACACATGCATGGAAGAATAAATGGTCATTGTCACATATAGAAATTAGAGATGAGGATAATCCTGATCATCCGTTAAATACAATTGGGTATAGAATAGAAAATCCACCTCAATTGGAAAAAATAATATTGGATGAGATTGTTCATCTTCCCGATGTAACACCAGACTGGCCATCATGTGTTGTAAAGGATGATGACGATAATATTAATTTTATCCCAGGAAATGCATTGGTAGAATGGCATAAAGCAGAACTTAAAGGAACTATTCCAAAGGAAATTACTGTTGTACAATGGATAAAGCAGGGTGGTGAACAAGTAGCTGATGAAGACCTTGCAACAAAAATTGGTTTACCTGCAGCGACAGATGTCAAGGAAGAAAATATATTCAATCAAGAAACAGGTGAAGTTGAAATCAAGAGAAAAATTCCTACAATAGTTGGTAATGTATTTCTTGATGAACAATATAATAATGGTATAAGAAATGTTGTTAATGAAACAAAGGATATAGAAACAATTGGTATCAAGAGAACAATGGGTATGGGTGATATTGTTCTTGTAGAACCAGTTATTAGAGCATTAAAAAGTAAATATCCGAGTGCCAAGATAACATTATATACAGCTAAACCAGCTATTGTAGATTATTTTGAAGCTAAACCAGATGATATAGTTACATTAGAAGATAATCAATTAATACAGGATTTTCTTGCTACAACAGATAATGATGTGAAATATGACTTAGATCTTGCTTATGAATCTAGAACAGGCAGATCATTTATTGATTCTTACTTTGATACAATTGGAATGAAGGTTAATCATAAAGATAAAATTCCTAAATTGGTAGGTAGCAATCATAATGTTAAAGATTCAGTTAAAGTACCCGATTCTAAATATGTAGTTGTAGTTGGTGATGGTTCTGGTTGGATAGGAAAAACATGGAATCCTGCAGAATATACTAAAGTTGTTCAATATTTACTAGATAAGGGATATGAGGTTGTAGAACCAGGTATTGAAAATTATTCTGGACTTACTGATACCAAATGGAATAGTGCAGATTTCCCAACGTTGGTTAAATTATTGCAATTCTGTGATTTGTTTGTAGGTGGAGATAATGGGCCAATGCATATTGCTTCAGCGTTCAATAGAAAAAGAGTGTTGATTGCTGGATCAGCATTACCATACTTTACAAACCCAAATAGAGAAGGTGTTTATTATGTACAGGATAATTCATTAGATTGCCTTGGTTGCAAGCATAAACAATTCTTTGGAACTAATGGGCAACAAATTACATTTATGCCTCAATGTGATAATGATGAACAAGGTATATGTATGCAAACATTAAAAGCTGAACATGTAATTGGTGGCATAGAAAAGTTAATGATGAATAATCCTATTTCAATGATTGACAAGAAAACACCACTTAACTTTATGTTAAATATTCCTGGTTGGTCATATTATAAGGATGAGAAATTAGATCTTATTCAGAGAGAAAGATTAACAGAACATCCCGATCAAGATAAGGATATCTCGACAGAATATGCTGATAGATGGGAACAGGTATATAAGGATCATGCACTTCCATTGGCAAAAGAATTGAAGAAATATACTGATAGTAAACGTCTTCTTGATGTTGGATGTAATATGGGTATATTTGTTAAAGCGGCAATTGATGAAGGGTTTGATGCTTATGGAATTGACATTAATAAGAAAAGTGTAGAACGTGCACATGAAGTATTTCCAGAATTAAAGGAAAAAATTATTGATGATCCTGATACTGATGTATGTTGTAGATTAGGTTCAGAATCACATATAAAACTATTTGATATAATTACAGCTAATCAAGTATTAGAACATATGAGTGATCCTATAGATTTTATGGAATCAATAAAAGCTATGCTTGATGACAATGGTGTATTATTAATTGGATCTCCATGTTGGGAAGAAGAAGGTGCACAAGAGTTATGGCATAAGTGGGGATCGTTTGGAACTGGCGAGCATACATGGATTCCTACAGAAAAATCATTTGCAGAAATATGTAAGAAGGCCGGTTTTGATTATAAGTTAATTGAAGATACAAAGAATGGCCTTCTCTCATTATGTTACAAAATATGAGGACATTGATAGAAGAATTTAAAGAAGCTTATAATAAAAAAGCAGATATTTTTGTTATTCTTTATGACAAAGATATTGAGAAAGAAGGGTAAAAGTGGACACCATAGGAAATTTAATTGATCGTCTCTGTATTTTAGAAAAAAGAAAAGAAATTTTAGAAGAAGATAGAGCTATTAATCATGAAGTTATTGATGAGCTTGAAGAACAGAGAGGTTGGATTGTTGCCGATATGGGTAGAATTACAAAAGCAATAAGAAAAGGCAAACATCCTGGCATACTTAAGAAAAATAAGATATATGATCCAGATATAAAAGAAGAAGAATGCAATAATCTTATTAATCTAATTTTCAAGTTAGACTTAGTAACAAGAAAATTATGGGAACTAGAAGACAAAAGAAGGGATTCGGATAATATAACTCCAGATGATCGTCTTGAAGCATGTGATCAAGTCTCTAAATATAATAAACAACGTAATAATTTAATTGATAGAATAGATGAGGTATACGTTGCATCATTAAAGAAAGCAAAAGTAAATGAAGATACTTATTTCGGGTGCTAAAGGTCAATTAGTAAAAGAAATTATTGACTTAGCTACTCAACAAGAAAAAATTGAGGTTCATCCGTATTCAAGGGATGTTTGGGATATAACTAACTATGATAAGAATAGAGAAATATTTGAGTTAGTGGAACCTGATGTGTATATTCATGGAGCTAGTATCCATCATGTAGCAGATATACATAAAGATTCTAGATTGGCAGCAAAAGTAAATATCGCAGCTACTCATAATTTGATAAAGCTCTGTAATGAGATGGATAACTGTAAATTCATAAATTTCTCTACAGATTATATATTCAGTGAAAGATCTTTTGAGCCACTTACAACAAAAACAGCATTTGATGAGAGTTCAGAAAGAACACCTTTCAATTTATATGGTGTGATGAAGTATGCTATAGAACAAATGTTAGAAAATGATTGTAATAAGTGGATGAATATTAGAGTATGTGGATTATTTGGTAAGTATGGATCAAGGGCAAAGAATGATTCTAATTTTCCTTTGATGATTTTAGATAAGATAAAAAATAAAGAAGAAATTAAAGTAGTTGATGATCAAATTATAACAGTAGGATATTGCAAAGATATAGCACACAATATTATAACGATACTTAATGTGGCAAGTGGCCACTATCATATGATGAATGAAGGTATATTGACGTGGTATGATTTAGCCAGCTTTATTTGTAATATAAAAGGTTATAATAACATAAGTAAAGTAAGTTCAACAGAATTCTATTCAGATTTTAAAAGAGCTCAAACGACAGCATTAGAAAATAAAAGATTACCAAAATTTCCAGATTGGAGAGACGCAATAGTAAGATTTATGAAAGAAATTGGAGAAATTTAATTTTGAATGGTTTTATATTATTACTAAATAGAAAGGAATTTCTATGTTAACAACAGCATAGATAAAAAGAATGGAGAAATAGAAATGCAATGGTTAAAAGATAGATATGCAGAAAGAACATCCTGGGATGGCGGCGTATTAATTGGAATCGGTGTAGTTAGTTTATTGTTTTCACCATGGATACAATATTTGGCCTATGTAGCAATTGTTTATGGTGTCTGGACACTAATAAAGAAAGAACGCGAAGATGACGATCGTGGAGGCACTCCATAAGGAAGAGCTCTCCCTGTAAAGTAGGAGAAAGTATAATGAGACTTATTTCAGAAATAACAAAGGAATGGAGATTATTGTGAGATTTCATATGGACGATCGCGGTATAAGATACTGTGACATATTTCCAGAAATAGGAAAAGGTGATATTAATATTACAATAATTGAAAGTGGAGCTGTAGCACTCTGGCACCGTCATGAAAATCAAACAGATTATCAGTTTGTAATTAAAGGATCATTAAAAATTGGTATAGCTAATCTGCCATCTCGTTACCACTGCGACGATGGTTCAGATAGAATGGAAAAAGATTGGCAAGAAAAATATTATCATATTCATAAAGATTCATATAATGCTAGTCTAGCAAGGTTGCGCAGCGCACCGAATAATAAATATATAAAATATTCTAAAATATTTGAAAAAACAGATGCAAGATGTGATTGGCATTATTTATCAGAACGTAATGCAAATCAGGGCCCTTTATTTATTCCTGCAGGCCTGTGGCATGGATGTTATAACTATACAAACGAACCAGCAATTCTTTGTTATCATATAACAAATAAATGGGATGGAACTGATGAAGAACGCTGCGATCCAGATATATTAGGCTGGAAATACGAACGGATCGTTAAATAATGAAAATTGGTGAAGGAAGATGGCATGCTGGTTTTGGAACCGACATTAAATATGATTATAAGGAAGATCTAAAGAAAATGAAGGAAAGAAACGATCGATATAAAGCTAACAAAGTCCGAACGTTATTTGATGATTTTGAAGATAAGAAAGAAGTGCATCTTATTACTGGCGGTCTTGGCCATGTTGGTTCTTATATTGTTGAATATCTAGCAAATACTCGCCGTCATTGTACTATCGTTGTTGTTGACAATTTTTATAATGGTAAAATTGAAAATCTTAATGATTCAAGGCCAATTACATCGGCAAAAGGAATACAAATTATAGTTAAAAAATGTGATATAAAAACATTTTCAGATTTGGAACATGTGTTTGAAGAGTTCAAGCCTGATTTTGTATATCATCAAGCATCAATGTTAACATTAGATTCTAAACAAGATAGAATAAAGGCTGTTGAAGTTAATATACTTGGTAGTGCAAATGTATTTGAATGTTGCATAAAATTTAATATAAAGAAACTAGTATATGCATCATCAGCATCAGTCTTTGGTGATCCTCAATATATTCCTGTAAATGAAGAACATCCAAAACAATGTAAATTACTTTATGGAGCTACAAAAAATGCTACAGAAGAATTGGCAAAATCATGGTGTGATGAAGAAGGTTTGAAATTTGTTGGCCTTAGATATTTTAATGTTTATGGTCCTAGACAATCAACTTTAAATGTATATACTCAAATAGTACCAAAGTGGATTAATGCATTTATTGATGGTAAATCAATTACAGTTTATGGTGATGGTTCTCAAACAATGGATTTAATTTATGGAAAAGATATTGGTAGATTGAATGTTCTAGCGATGCGACATGAAAATTTGTTTAGAAATATAAATGATAGGCCTAAAGGTTTGCCTCGTGGACATCATCGGTCGACGAGCGTTCGTGCATTTGATGGATTTATTAATATAGGTTCTGGAATTCAAACATCTGTTATGGAACTTATGAGGGCTATGACAAAAGAATTAGAGAAACAAGGTATTGATACATCATTATCAAAAATAGATTATATAGAACATGATCCAAATTTAGTTAAGAGAAGGCAGTGTGATATAACACGTCAAACAGAATTTTTGAATCCAAGAAACTTGATAACTGTAGATGAAGGAATGAGATATACTATCAAGGAGATTCTTCGTGAACGAGCTATACTTAAATAATCTTACAAGGATATTAGATATTGTAAGATCAAAATATCTACGTAATAAATCTACGAGAAAAATTGTTTTTACAAGTGGATGTTTTGATATATTGCACCGAGGTCATATAGAATTATTTAAGGCAGCTAAAAAAACAGATACATTTTTAATAGTTGGTGTAAATTCTGATAGAACAATCAAAAAATTAAAAGGGCATACTAGGCCTTATATTAATCAGAGTGACCGTGTAGCAATATTAGAAGCAATAAAATATATTGACTATGTGCAAATATTTGATACTATGTCTGTTTTACCTCTTATAGAATTAGTAAAACCTGATATATTAATAAAAGGTAGAGATTATACAAATAAAAAAGATATAGTTGGTTCGAAATTTGTAGAATCATATGGTGGTAAAGTTGTTATTTACCCTTTACATAAAAAGTGTTTCCATAATAGATTATTTTAAATGGCAAAAATGTTTCGTAAAAAAGTATATGGTATAGGTTTACCAAGGACAGGTTCTACATCTTTAAGCAAAGCATTAGAAATTTTAGGATATGAAGGTATCCATAAATGTATATTACACCCAGATAGTAAAGAAATAAATGCAAAGGTAAATACACCTTTTATTTGCACGAGCGTAGGCGGTCGCAACGCGGTCCGCTCCTCAGATACGTATAAATCATACAGCATTGATAATAGATATTGGAAAAATTATCAAGATATATATAAATGGGAACCAGATGCATTTTTTATTTTGACAACTCGTGATGCAACAAGTTGGAATAAATCTACAGAAAAATTTAATGTTGATTGTTTTGCAACTGTAAAAAGAAACAGAACATGTAAACTAAATAAAATTCCATACATATCTGATTATCAAAACGAGGTAGATGTATTTTTTTATAATAATCCTTCAAATTATTTAAATTTCGATATATTTCAAGGAGATGGATGGAAAGAACTTTGTAAATTCCTCCATGAGGATGTTCCTCGATGGAAATATTTCCCTAAGGTATTAAAAGAAAATGAGTAATACAAGTTATTTTCATGTTCTCTCATTATGTGGTTTTGGCGACATACTTTCTCACCTAACTAGAATTAAGGCAGTGAAGAAGAAATATCCAGAACACATAGTGAAATTTTGGTTAGGAGGTTTTGGCAAAGCTCCTCAATTTTCAAAAGAACAAATCGAACGCGAAGGTTATGAGGCTATGATTGTAAAAAATCTAAATTTCCATAACCAACTTCCTGCCATTAGAAAACTATTCTTAGATCAAGTAGTTCAAGAAAATGATATCTTTGAAGATTGGTCATTTTGTGAAGAGATCTTTCAGAATAAAGAACCATCTTTTATGCAATACGATATGGAGTTTCCATACAATTATAGTATAGGTAGAGAAAAAACAGAAGATGAAAAATGGTATATTGATTTTACTAAAGATGATAGTAGAGCATTAGTAGCTATACACCCATTAACAAAATCAGGTAACGCTGAAGGTTTTGAACATGATCTTCAAGCAGGCAGATTTTGGGATAAAGATAAATGGGTAGAACTATGTGTAAAATTAATACAGTCAAATAGAATACCAGCATTCATTGGTATGGGCGATGAAGATTGGGGAGTTATGGATGAGCTTGATAAAATGGGCTATAAGGCATTCTATCAAAATTATATGGGTTTCACAATAGAAGAACAAGTAAGATTTCTTCAAGATGGATGTAGAGGATGTATTGCTACAAATTCATGGGATTGGGAAATATCATCAAGAGCTGGTTTACCAACGATATGCTTTTATACTAAGAATCATTTCTTTATTAAAATTCATACACTACAAGGGCTATCTGAATTTTGGGATAATTGTTATATAGAGACAGACAATAAGGTAACAGCAGATTCCATATTTGATAAATTTATTTATATGGATGAAAACAAAAAACGACCCCAAGTAAAATATTCAGCATGTATGATTACACTGGATGATGAAGAGGATTTAGAAAATGAAGTATAGTATATGTATGATAACTCTAAATGATATTGAATGCATAGAAAAAACATTACAAAACTTATGCCCATTCATAAATGATGAATTTATTATAATTGATGGAGGTTCTTCAGATGGCACTTTAGAGTTAATAGAAAAATATGCAAACAATTATAATATTATGTTATTCTCAGAATCTTGGAATGATGATTTTTCATATCAGAAAAATTTAGCTATTGAAAAAGCAAAAAATAAATGGATATTATGGGTAGATGCAGATGAAACTTATGAATATGTTTTTCTTTGTCAACTTCCTTGGTATATATGGGATGCAGAAAGAAATGGTGTAGATTGTATCTACGTACCAAGAATCAATACAATAGAAGGATTACCAGATGAAGAGTTACAGAAATACACTCAGGAACAAGGTTGGCAAATGTCAGGATTCCGTTGGATCAATTATCCTGATACCCAACAACGAATTTTCAAGTCAAACTGCAAATTCGTCGGTCGTTCTCATGAACGAATTGTTGGAGCATCTAGAGAAAGTTCTCTTGTTGGGCAACACATACTTCACCCCAAAACAAAAGACCGTCAACAACGTGGCCTTGATAGAGAAAAACACCTTTATGAACATGAAGCACAAAATGTGTTAGATAGAATTATGGAAGGAGAAGAAAAATATGGCTAGATATTGTTTTGATTTAGACGGAACATTGGTAACAGATATGCAGGGTAAATATGAATTATGTAAACCTATACCTAAAGCCATAGAAAAAGTAAGAAGGTTATGGGAATCAGGCCATAAGATATCCATTCAGACTGCAAGAGGCGTATCATCTAAGAGGGAAAGATATAGGCTAACCGTAAAGCAGTTGGCAGATTTTAGAATTCCTTATGATGAATTGATTGTAGGTTATAAACCAAGTGCAGATTATTTTATAGATGATAAAGCAATTAATGCACAAGACTGGTTGGATGATGAAGAGGAAGCATTAAAGAAAGTTAAGGCAATAGATCATGAGGATAGGTTTATAGAAGTAGGATTACCTATAAGGTTTGATGGAGAATGAAAAAGATTCTAATAATTCAGACTCCTCATTATGATTTTACATCTTCAAATTTAATAGAAGGTTTACATCATCTTATAGTTAGAAGAAATGCAGATATAGAATTTTTCACAACTGAAGAAAGTAATTATAGTTATGCATACGATAAAGGTTTGTTAAATAATTATACAATGAGAGAAGAGGAGGTTGTAGATTACGGTCAACAAGAAGCTGATATAATTGTTCTTACTTCAAATAGAGAAGTTAAGTTACACTTAGTAAATAAAATAAACAGGCCTGAAAAGATGGTTTATCTCGATGGTCTAGATGAATATAATTTAGCAGATTATCCTAGTAAATATGTTTGTTATTTCAAAAGAGAATTTATGGTTGGAACAATCTATGAAGAAAATAAAACAAATAATATGATACCATTCCCATTCGGTATAGAAAATAGATATTTTACAAAATTCGTAGATGGTGATAATTTAGCAATACATGAATTGGATGTTTCAAAATTAAAGTTCCCAAAAGAAAAAGATATAATTTTCAGTTGTATGTTTGGTAAGACAGATGATATGAAACCTTGGAGAACATGGATATCAGAAACAATTCAAGGTATGCAACTTAAAGACTCTATCACAAAACCAACATATGGTAGTGAGGGAATATATAAAAAGAAATTTTATATAAAGACAGGTGGTAGATATCATTATAATTACTATGAAACATTATATAATACAAAAGTCTCAGTAGATGGTTATGGCGCACATGGTGCAAGTACATCTAGATTTTGGGAATCATTAGCAAATGGTTGTTTAGTTTTATCTCAGCCAGTAAGATATGCTTGGCCAGAAGGTAGTGAATTAATTGAAGATGAAGATTATGTAGCATTTGCCGATAGTGATGAATTAATTGATAAGGTAAAAATGTTAGAGGAAAATCTAGATTTAGTGGATAAAATTGCAATGAGTGGCTTTAAGAAGATTAAAAAATATCATACTAATAAAGCAAGAGCAAAGTTCTTTCTTGAAGAATGTGAGAGGTTTGGTTTATGAGACCTATTATTATTCACCATCATAACGATTTATCAATGGGGGGAACTCAGAAAATGTGTCAAATAATGATGAAGCATTTTGTAAAGGATACAACCTTCAATCATGTTTTAGCATATAAAGTACAAGGAGACAGAACCCGCGAAATATATTTTAGAGAAATTATGGGCCAGAATAAACTTGCGGCTTATTCATCGATACCTGAGTTTGTAGCAATCATAAATAAAGTCAAACCTTTTATTATACACAGATATTCAGCCGGCATACCTGAATTTCCATTTATCCCTGCTGTATCACAACATACAGACCATTTCGTCAGTACATCAGTGTTTGGAAACCAAGATGATACGATTCCTATTTCAAAAGTTATATTCGTTTCCAAACACATTCAGCATTTGGCAAATAGATTTGGGGATAAGTATGAAGTGGTAAGAAATGCAGTAGAGGATAAAGTAACAGATGAAAACTTACGAAAAGATCTTAAGATTGATGGAGATACTATTGTGTTCGGTCATATTGGTAGACCTGATGATAATACTTTTGATAATCTTAACCTGATGGCATACAAGGAAATAGAGGACGAAAATACAATGTTCCTCTGGTTACCTGACCATGAAAACGCAAGGAATGCAGCAAAGGATATTGGCATCAAAAATATTATATTCCTTCCCAGAACAATGGATGATACTGAACTTGGTAAGTTTTATAATACAATAAATGTTTTGGCTCATAGCAGAAAAGATGGAGAATGCAACCCCGCAGTGATGTTTGAGGCGTTTGCATATAGTGTGCCTGTTATATCACATTATGGAATGCCCTTTAACGGTCACGTAGAATGTATTGCAGACGCTGGTTTTGTGGTTCCCCCAGGTGATATAAAAGAATATGCTAGGATCATGGAAAGGTTTAAAAATAAGACAATAGATTATTATAATCTTATGATTAATGCAAGGAAGAGGTATGATGAATGGGGAAGGGATAAAAAATGGGCACAAAAACAATTAAATATATATAAAGGGTTATTAAATGGGTAATGAAATTAAAACAAAAGGAAATATACCTAGACAAATACCAAAATTTTTAATTGATGATGTTGTTCTTGTAGATGAAAAAGATAGTGTTTATATAGTTTTAGATAGAACTTGGAATATAATAAGTTCAAATATTAGGTTTTGGACATATACATTACGTGATTTACGAAATACTGATGCATTAAAATTAGTAAGAAAAGAAAAAGAATTAGTTTTGAAGAAAAGACCGGTTGATAATTTGTATGAAGTTGAACAGAAGCAGGCAAATTTGCATAAACAATCTCCCGGATACATCTTACCAGGTAAGTGTACAATAGATGTACCGTTTGATAATAAAGGTGTAGATCATCCAAAACATTATAATTCACATCCAACAGGTATTGAATGCATTGATATTGTAAGGCATTATAATTTCAATATTGGTAATGTAATAAAATATGTTTGGAGAGCTGGATTAAAAGATGGTGAAAATAATTTGAAGGATTTAGAAAAAGCACTCTGGTATTTACAGGATGAAATAAAATGCACAAAGACAAAGAAATAATAAAAGACAGAATCAATGCCTAGCCTCAGATATGAAAGGATATAGAGATTGGTTAAAAATAAATTAAAGGTGTTCGTGACTGGAGCAGCCGGCTTCATCGGATCACATCTTTGTAAAAGGCTTGTAAATGATGGCCATGACGTAATTGGTATTGATAATATGTCAGTAGGATTCTATGATAATATAGTTTCTCTTGAAAATGAAGAACGATTTGATTTCTGGGAAGATGACATTAGAAACTATTTCAGAGTTGATAAGGATATAGATGTTATTTATCATCTTGCAGCTAGAGGAGAAACATACTGGTGTCAAGAAAATCCGCTTGAAGCCATTGATGTAAATATAAATGGAACAGTAGCAATGTTAGAATTTGCAAAAGCATGTAAGGTAAATCATTTTATTTTTGCTGATACATCGGCAGAATATGATAATATACCTATTCAAACTACAAATTCAATAACTAATTATCCGTCCAGAGAGTTTGATGAATGCTCACATAAGTGGGGCGTTTGGATGCCACGCGGATTTTATTCAATAACAAAAAATGCTGCATCACAATTTGTTAGGCGTTATGGCAATGAATATGGATTTGGAACTACATTGATTAGACCATTTAATGTTTATGGACCATCAATGAATCTTATTAGAGATATTCCTCCAGTTGTCGGCAGTTTTACAAAGTCAATTTTAGAAGGTAGTGCTCCATATATTTTTGGTACTGGTGAAAAAAGAAGAGATTTTATTTTTATTAATGATGCAATAGAATTACTTAGTAGATGTTTAACTCATAGGAATAAAATTGATACACTTACAGTTAATATGGGAACTGGTGAAAATTATTCTATCTATGAAGTATATGAACAAGTATGTAAAGAAATATTAGGTATAGATGAAAATTGGCCAGAAATAGAATATAGAGAAGATAAAGATTATGAAGCTGAGATAACTTTGGCAGATATTTCTATAGCGAGAAGAAATCTTGATTGGGAACCTAGAATTGATTTTGAAAACGGTGTTAAGAGAACAGTGAATGGTATTAGATTACAATTAGGATATTAATATGTTACAAGCTTCAAGAAATAAAATAGATTATGAAAAATTTTATGTAGTAAAAAGATCAGAAATTGATGCAATTAGAAAAGTTTTGCAAGGCCTTGAGATGTATGCCGAAATGATTTCACCTATGGATATTATGACTAGATCAGAACAGATTGCTGGTTTATTAAATGAACTTCAATTAGGTGAACAAACTGAAGCTGGTTTATTTCCAAGAGAATTATCAAAAGGTGAAACTTTATATCTAATTAAATCAAGAGGTATGGATCTTTTAACAGAAGAAGAATTTACAGAATTTGTTACAGCAATGGATAAAGAATGATAATTACAAAATCACCATTAAGGATAGGTTTTGCTGGTGGAGGTAGTGATTTACCTGCATTTTGTAGTGAAAATAGTGGTGCATGTATAAATGCAGCAATAAATAAATATGTATATGTTCTTGTACGTAAAAGATATGATGATATGATTTATTTAAAATATTCAGAAAATGAAGTGGTTAGATATGTTGATGAGATTCAGCATGATTTTATTAGAGAAGCACTACTTTTTTGTGATATAGATTTTGGTATAGAGATTATAAACTGGGCAGATATTCCTACAAAAGGAACCGGGCTGGGATCATCATCTAGTTTTTTGGTTGGATTGCTTAATGCATTATGGACATTAAAAGGTCATACATATAATAAACATGAATTAGCTGAACAGGCTTGCGAAATAGAAATTAACAGGTGTAAAAAGAATATTGGATATCAAGATCAATTTATTGCAGCATATGGTGGTTTGAAATTTATGCAATTCTATAAAAATCCTGAGGATACGTATGTTACATCATTAGCATATGAAGATGCTGAACTCGATAGATTATCAAGAAACATAATGGCATTTTATACGGGAATTACAAGAGATGCAAATGATATTCTTACAGAACAAAGTGAAGATTTAAAAACAGATTCCAATGCAATAGAATTAATGAAAGCGAATGTAGATATAGCAAATAGATCTTATGTAAAATTGCAGAATCATATACATCCGTCTCTTGGGCATGCTATGGCAGAAAATTGGAATATTAAGAAAAAATTTAAAGGTATTACAAACCCTGAAATAGATAAATTAGTTGATGGATGTATGAAAGCTGGTGCAGTAGGTTGTAAAATAACTGGAGCTGGTGGAGGAGGATTCTTAATTGCCTATGTTCATTCAGGTAACCAAGAAAATATAAGAGAAGGAATGCAAAGATATCATCCTGAAGTAAAGGAAATGCCTATAAAAATAGATAAGTATGGAACAAGAGTATTGATGAATGTCGAGCAGTATTTATGGTGAGTATTTCTAATAATCTCGAAAAATTCATTTACATGGAGAAATTTAATGAAGATGTACAGTGTAGACGACTTTTTAAATAACACTTATTATCTCACAAAAAAGGTACCGTTAAAAGATGTTTTTAAAATTAAAGATTATATTCTGGAATCAAATCGTATTTTTCTTGTGGGGAATGGCGGATCAGCTGCCATATGCGATCATATTGCTAATGATTTAATGAAACGCTGTCATAGGCCGGCATTAGGATTAACTTCACCAGCATTGACAACATGTTTAGCAAATGATTATGGCTTTGAAAATATGTTTTCTAATTTTTTAGAATTACATAAAATATCTGGTAAGGAAATTGATTCTTATCCAGATTTGCTGATAGCAATAAGTTCATCAGGGAAATCAGAAGATATTATACATGCTATAGATACAGCTAGGTCTGCTGGAGCAAATATTATTGGGATTGCGGGATTTGATGGATTTCCTGAATTGCAAAAACAATATTTAGCTGTAGATATACATTTAGATTCTTATAATTATGGTGAAGTAGAATTAGCAACAGAATTGATTTTACATGCAATTATAGAGGATATTATAGATGACAGAACAAACTAAAAGTGAAATAGAAAAAAATAAGATTTTGAGTGGTATTAAACAAATTCATGAACCTATAGATACTATAGATACTAAAGGTGCTGTAATATGGGTCTGCCCATGTTGTAACCATAAAGTATATGAGGGTGATGATGATGATGATTCGGGAAAACCAGTTGGAATTGCGATCGCAGAATTACCAATAATTATATGTGTAAAATGTAATGCACTTAGTGTTTCCGATTTAACTATAGAGGCATTAACAACAGCAATGAAACAAGCATCAAGTGGTATTATAGTTCCTCCTTCGGGCGCAAGAATTTAGTGAATCCTGAAGATATCCATATAGTCCTCTTAGGGTTTGATAGAGAATTAGATTATCGTATTAACCTAGAGATACTAAGATATAATTATGGTTTTAGTGATAAGTTATGGATAACTACAATTCATAATGGTGATAGAGATAAACTTCCTTCAGGATTAGGTGAAAATAATTTTATCTATATGAATGAAAATAGAGGTCCAGTTGGTGGGGTTATAGATAGTATTAATCGAGCAGGCCAATTTGCGGTAAGTGGTTATCGACCTATTGTTGTATTCATGAATTTCGATGCGTGGTTCATTACTGAACATGGTTTTACTTGTGCCATTGAAGAATTTATGAAATCAGGCAAAGAATTTTCAGCAGCAATAGACAATAATCACTTACCGACACCTGATTGTATGATTTTTAAGAAAGATTATTTAAAAAAAATATTACCAATACAAGAAAAAATATGCTCATTTAGAAGAAACATTTCTGATCTTGTAAAAAAATATAAACCTACAGAGCTTGGGTTTGAGAATGTAGAAGAATATTTATATTATACAATAACAAATAAACCTAAAGATCTTCTTGTTGAAATGACGCATACAAAGATAGATCAATATCTATTAAAAACAATTTGGCATGATATGGGAAGAGATGGATTGCCAAGATTAGAATGGACAGAAAGATTAACATTTCTTCATAATCATGACTACAATATGAAAAAAGAATTATTGAAGAAGCATAATATAACAAATGGCAATGCTATACAACAGTTTATTGGAGGTGCATAATGGCAGTAGAAATGGAATATAAAGGTGAGGTTGTGTTAGTAAATCCGATAACGTCAATAGTATCAATACAACATTTAAGAAAATTAAGATATAAATATCATATTGCAAGTTCAAAGAGATATGATTTTTCGGAGGATGGCGAAAATGAAAAACAAAAAGCTGACAACCATGAACAACAAAAAAATCATGAATTATATCTTTTAAGATTTGAAGCAGCATTTGCAAAAGGTATCAGGGGTAATAAATTTACTAAAAAGAAACGAACAAAAAATTCTAGATATGAAATGCAAAAACGTTCAAGAAAAATTAATAGAGGCATAAAGGGCCGCTCTGCAGGGAAGATAAAATGAAAGATAGTAAATCTCATATTGTGTATGAACCTAATGTAAAATTTTTATTTATAGATTCTACATTTTTTTTATTACCGAATGGATTTGAAGGGACTGTAGCAGATGCATTGAGATTATTTGCTGATTATTTGGAAACTAGGACAAAAGCAGATATAACAAAGCAAGGTGTTTCGATTAATAGGAAACAAATGCATAATGATTATCTTATAGATTCTTGGATGAAGTTCGTAAAAGCAACAGATGAAGGATATAAATCATTTCATGGTATAGCAGTTCAGGAATATGACGGGGAAGCATTTAACATAATAAATAGTAGAGTTGAAGAACATAAAAGGCGCCAAGAAAACGATATAGATAAAAAGTGTAAAGACGATTAAATAGTTCTTATTATTCTTGATTGGGTTAATTCTTTGTTGTGATACTATAGTATAAAAATTATTATAATAATGTTATAAAGAGATAGGTATACCTATCTCTATTTTTGTAGGAGAATCGATGTCAGAAAGATTAGCAGCATATAAGTTTTATTTGGAATTAAAATTGGATCGTAAGAAGCTTGGAGCTGTATCTGGCGAAGGGTTTCAGTTTACTTCCATGCAGGACCAAGATGGTATTATACAAGAAATATTCAAAAAGATAGGAACTACTAATAAGACATTCATAGAATTTGGTGCTGGTGATGGGCTTCAAAATAATACTTTGGCTCTTCTTACACTTTATGGTTGGAAGGGTTTGTGGTTAGAAGCCGTCGAAGGTATGGCTTCGATGATAGAAGATAGAAAAAAATATTATAATAATGCACATAAGTTGACATCAGTATTTGCAACATTGAATAAAGATAATATAGATGAATTGTTATTATCTTATGAATGTCCAGAGCCTGATCTTCTTTCTATAGATACAGATTGGAATGATTATTATTTATGGGAAGCTCTTGAAAATGTGAAGCCAAGAGTTATTGTTATTGAATATAATTCGCATATTCCAAGAAATGTGGATATAGTAGTTCCATATGGTCATAATACATGTTCATGGAATGGATCATCATTTTATGGCGCAAGTATAGATGCTCTTATAAGGATGGGTAAAAACAAAGGGTATACATTAGTAGGAACAAATATTGGTGGCTCTGATGCTTTCTTTATAAGAAATGATTGTTTACCAAATAATCCACATACAAATTCTGAAACAAATGAGATAATATATAGGTCTCCTTGGAATGTAGTTTATGAACACCCATTATTTGATTTATGTTATCAAGTTGGTCATAAACCACATGCCTGGTGTAATGAAGAATTTGTAGAATATATTGAAAATAGGAAAAAAGAGAAAGCACAAAAAGAAGAATTAGAAGCAGGAATTAAAATAAAGAATGCCGGCCCACCCGCGTTAACAGAACTGAAAGGTCCTCACGTATGAAGTTTTTGAATATTAAGTTTACGAATGGCGAAGTATATCAAATTGGTCTACGTCATATAGCAGAAATTAGAGCTAAATATTATGCTGATAAGGATGGATTTGATAATGAAGAATATTTAAAAGTTTGGAAGTATGAATTTGCAATTATAATGGAAAATGATTCTGAAGCAATGAATTGGGCAAAGGATAATATGGATTGGAAAGATGTAGAACGTTATGCCAAAAAAATAAATAATAAGGGAGGAATTAATTATGAAGAAGAGTGGCGTAATTCTAAAACTGAGATCGTAGATGAGAAGTAATTTTAGCTTATAATATTAGGTCAAACTGATATTTATAAGTGATTATTATCTATTTTAAAATGATCTATATTATAGGAATATAAATGAGGTAAGAATGAATATACATGTTGAATTAGGTTGTGGAAATAACCTTCGTCCTGAAGGTGAAGGTTGGGAAGATATCGGGGTAGATATTATAGAAGGTGATAATATTAAAATTTGTAATTTAGGTTTTGAAAATCTTCCTTTTGATGATGACTCCATAGATATGTTCCAAGCAATAGATGTTCTTGAACATATTCCCAAATGTATTTGGGCTCCCATAGGAGATACTCTTGACGGTCATAAACAGAATTTCATACGTCATAATCCTATGATAGATCTTATGAATGAAATATACCGTTGTATTAAAAATAATGGAGTTTTTAAAGTAGAAGTCCCATTTTCAGATTGGGCAATAGACCGTGATCCGACTCATGTAAATAAATTTGCAAGGGATTGGTGGCATTATTATAAAAAGGATGATAATCTTTACTATGATCAAGGTTTAATTAAATGTAATTTTAAAGTAACAACTGATGAGTTAGTCTATGAAAATAATACATTACGTACTCATCTTATAGCAAATAAATCTGGAGGCTTTCCAATAACAAAAACTAATAGGAAACCTTTGATTTGAAATATAAGAAAATTAAGAAAGTTGTGGTAAAATGAAAATTTTAGTTATTCAAAGTCCACACTATGATTTTAATGCTGCCACGTTAATACAAGGGCTACATAATTGTATCGAAAACGGGGCCCCACACGAGCTTATGTGTGCAGAAAGAAGCAACTATGCAGAGCTTGAGGGTTTTTATAGTCATTATGAGTCCAATGAAAATGTGATCAAAAAGTTTGCTATATCCGCAGATCTCATCATTTTATGTTCGAACAATAATGTTAAAGAATACCTTGCTTTTGATACAGGTAGAGATGATATAATATATATGGATGGTGAAGATACTCATCCATATAAAAAGGATCCAAATAATTTTGCTCTGTATTTCAAAAGGGAAATGAGATTAAATCTAGATCATCCAAATAATGTTTGGCCATTTCCATTTGCATGTGAAGATAGATATTTTTTACCATTTCGTTTTGATGATAAGAAATTTTCAGTAACATGCATGTTTGGGCCACATGATGATACTAAACCCTGGCGCAGTGAAATTCAAACATGTTTAGAGGAAGCAAAAATTCCTGATTCTGTTATAGGGTCATTTTATGGCGGTGATCAGGCAGTAACAATAGATACTGGCGGTAGAGACAATTCGCATTACTATGATATTCTAACGAGAAGTAAAATATCGGTTGATGCACATGGTGCATATGAATGTAATTCTGCTAGATATTGGGAATCTTTAGCTAACGGATGTGTTTTACTTACAAGAAGAAATCTTATAGAAATGCCATATCCTTATGTAGATACAGAAGATATGTATGAATTTGAAACAAATTCTGAATTATTAGCTCTTATAGATTTATTACTAAATGATGATCAACGTCGGACAAAAATGGCTGAATCTGCATATAGTCATACAAAAGCAAATCATACAACTCGTGCTAGAGCAGAATATTTATTTTATGTTGCAGAATTAGAAGGCTTACTATAATCGATGGCGTTTATATTTATATAGGATAGTCAGTTGAATGTCCCAGAAATATTATTTATAGCATAGAGAACAAGACAACTTTAAAAAAGCTTTAATTAAAAAGCATACCAATTGTGAGTATATAGAAATATATGAAAATGATTGGAATCTGGAGTATAAAATTGACTAAAACATTGTTATGTGACGGTATAGCTCACTTAAACGATTTAGAAATTTCAAAATTTATTGATACAGTAAGAAAATTATCAAATAAAGATAATTCAATGGAACTATCAGTAAAATTTGATGGATCAGCTAATCTTGGTTTTGGTATAGACGAAGATGGTAAGTTATATTTTGATCGTGCAGTTAAAGGACAATCTGAAAAGAAATATGGTCCAAATGACTGGGCTGCAAAGCCTATGTATAATCCTATTAGAACGGCAGTTGCAGCACTTCTTAAAAATAAACATGTTTTAGAAAAGAATATGATGCCAGGTGAATGGACAGATTGTGAAATTATGTTTGAAGCCATTCCAAATGCAATTGAATATGGTGAAAATTATATTGTAATTCATGATGCTAAGTTTAATAGTTTAGTCCAGAAGTTAAAACCAACTACTGTAAAAATAGACATTTATTTATATGATCATAATAGTAAAAAGATCGTTAAAAAAGTTGAAAACATAACTTATAAATTTAGTGGTAAAGAAGTATTAAATACTAAGAAATATAAAATTAGTATCAATGCAGATATAGATAAATTAGAAAAATTCATGAATTCAAAAAATAAGAAGTTCAGAGATAATTCTAATTTTGAAATTCTTATTATGAGAGCAGCTGGTAAAAATAAAAATTCTATTAAAGCAGAAAAAGAAAAATTGAAAGCACAGATTTCTAAAATGAAATTGGCAATCAAGGATAAATTGATAGAACAAATTCTTAATCGTATAGCCGCTGGTTCAATGGCAAAACCACCTGAGTTCGATGATAAAGGTAATAATGTAGGAGGAACATTTCCTGAAGGCATAGTTATTAAAGATCTTAAAACAGGTGATCTCTCAAAAATAGTTTCAGTATTTCCAGAAATTAATAAATTTCTTTGGTTCTATAGAGAAACAGCAAGTAAAGGAACCGGTCCTGCTGGCAAATTTGTTCCGGGAATAATGGCAAAATTTAAAGATGAAATTTCATTAAAAGCATTTGGTATTAAAGCTCTTAGATCTGTAGCAGTAACAAGTAATATAAAAAAGAAATATCCTAATAAACCAGCTAACTTAAAATTACTTACATTTTTGAAAAATAGTGGCTATGATTTTAAAAAGGTTGGGCAAACTAAGACAAAATATCTTAGTGCAATTAAAAAAGCAAAGAAGGAACTCAATAAATTAAGAAAAGAATTTGAAAATAAAGGGCAAAAAGATGTTCTTAAAGTTAGACATGGTAAATTCAAAAGAGATATAACATATAATGACATTGCAATAAGAAAAACATTTGAAACATTTTTAGATATTGAACATGAATTGGATCAATATGCAAGAGAGATTCAAAGTATTAATGAACATACTAGAGAAGGAACAGCAGTTCAAATACTAAGGGTATATTTAGGACAGAAAAATTTGAATAAGCTTGCCGAGAATTTTCTTGATATTAAAACGCATATGATTATGGAAGCAATTAAAGGAAGTTCGGTTGGAGTTATAATAGGAAGATTTCAGCCCCCGCAAAATGCTCATATAAAACTTATTAATAATGCAATTAAATCTAATAATAGGGTTTATGTATTTATTACTGGTCAAAAATACGATAAGGATAAAAATCCATTTCCGTTTAAGTTGAGGAAGAAAATTATAGAAAAAGCAGTAGGAAATAATAAATTATTTATTGCGCCGGCTAAAACTGGATTTTTACCTGAATTAATAGAAGATACCGCAGATCTTAATAGTATATCTAATCTTAATATTTATGCTGGAACAGATAGAGTTGCATCTTATGGTTCTCAGATGAAAAATTACTGGGATCATAGCGCTGTAAGTTGGAAAATAAAAGAAATGATAAGACCAGCAAATGCTGTTAGTGCAACTAAGGTTAGAGCAGCAATTAAAAATAATGATAAGAAACTATTTCAGAAATTGGTGCCAAGAAATGTTTGGAACGAATGGCCAAACCTTGTCAAGCACTTAAAAGAATATAGAATAAAAAAGTTTGTTAAAACTTTATTTGAACAGAAAACAAAAAAGTCTGCATAACAGAGAAAGCAACCTGATATTTATATTGAAAACATAAAATTAGGTTGGAGGTAATATGAATAATAAGATATTTGACCCACAAGTCAAGGTAATAGCCAATGTAGATAGAGTTCTAGAACTTTTAGATACAGGCAATACCCCTCCAGTTTTAGTAGAATTTGACACCTCCAATGCATGTAATCATTCATGTTATTTTTGTATTAGTGGTTATATACACCTACCAGAATCTAAAGGTTTACCTACTTTTAATAGAAGTATGTTATCAGAAAAATTGATGCTAAGTACATGTCAAGATTTTATTAATATGGGTGTGAGAGCGGTTAACTGGACAGGTGGGGGCGAACCTACTGCAAATCCAGCACTTAGTAAATGTGTAAAATTACTTGGGCAAAATGATGTTAAGATGGGAATGTTTACAAATGGAACTTTGATACATAGATTTCCAGAATTGTTAGATGCTCTTGTAGAAAATATGACATGGATAAGATTTTCTGTTGATGCTGGAACAGAAAAAACATATAACGATATAAGAAGAACTACTGCTGGTAAAGATGATTGGAATATGATGCTATCTAATCTTAATAAAATTATAGATGCAAAAGATAATTATGAAGAATCAGTTTCAAAAGATCCATTTGATTTTCAAAGAAAATTAGGACCAGATATTGGTGTTGGTATGGTTATAACACCTGATAATTATTGGGAAATAATAAATTTTGCTGAAACATTCTTAGAATATGATATATCATATTGCCAATTCAAACCTGAGATCGTTAATAGAGAACGAGAAGGTGGTATCCAAAGGGATATAGATTTTTGGTATGAACATGTAGAACCACGCATAAAAGTAGCAAAAGATATTCTTGGTGATAAATTTCAAATGAATGGATATAAATTATCAGATTTACAGCATGATCCATCAATTTTAGGTAGAACATATAAGAAGTGTTTAGGAAGCCAGATTCAACCATGTGTTGGGGCCGATGGAGAAGTATATGTTTGTTGTAACCATAGAGGTTATAAAGAATATTCATACGGTAATTTAAATGAAAAATCATTTAAAGATATATGGAATGATATAGAAAAAAGGCAAGCTATCATGTATCAAATAGATGTTGTAGATAAATTCAATAATTGTACACAGCTATGTAAACCACATGAGTCGAGTAAACAAGTGTGGAAATTATATGAAGAATATGAAAATGTTAAAAGTAGCGAAGTAGATTTAAAAGAATGGAAAAATAATTTGTTAGATATAGAAAGATCTAATGCAAGAACAAATGTAGATCATTGGGAATTCATTTAAAAAGAATTCAGTTTTAGTTTAAAATTAGGCCTACTTTGTTTATACTATATGGGAATTAAATAAAGGAGGCCTGAATTGTATGTAGTAGAAAGACTTCACGAAGCATTCATGATCAATGAAGAAATTAGTTCCAAGACCACAAACAAACTATTTAAATATATTTCAGATAGAGGTGATAAAGATATAAATATAACTATAGATTCAGATGGAGGAGATATAGAATCAGCGTTATGTATGTATGATATATTAAGATCTTTACCTGAAAAACAATCAATTTTTACAATAGTATTGGGGAAGTGTTATTCGGCTACAAATATAATATTTTGTGCATCACAAGAAAATAGAATGGCATTTGAAAATTCTTCATTTATGATTCATAATATAATGACATCGTTCGAATTAGAAGACGTAGGTAAAATATATTCAGCAGTAAAACATACATTAAGTATTCAGGAAAGGATGTATGATATAATAGGGTCTTGTATGACAGTTAATCCAAGAACTTTTGTAAAGAATAATGATGAATGGTATATGGATGGTAAATCAGCATCTAAATATAAATATGCAAAAGTTATTTGTCAAGGGTTAGAAGATGTCAAAGAAGATAACAAAGAAATAATTATGGCTCAGTATCCCATCCCCCGCCCGCGTAATGTAAATTAATAGGAGAATACCGGTGATACTATTGAAAATCAAAAAATGCCAATTGGCAAATGTTAGAAATAGACATCGTAAAGCAAATATAGTTTTTTTGAAGAAAAGGTGGTTCACCATTGATTCAAATAACTATGATTTATTTATTAGATTGTCAGCAGATATCGATGTAGAATATGCAACTTTTGAACCAGCTCAGGCTACTAACTACGATCACAAACTTGCCGGGAAATTCAATCATACAACAACAACAGCAAACCATGAAAATGTAGTAGATTCTTTGATAGTAACATAGGAGAGGCTAGATGGAATTTTTATCAGTAGCAGTATTTTTACTTTATATAGGGATGATTTCAATTGCTAAAGGATTTGGTGATGCAGCATATAACCATAAGAAATACAATCCAGGTGAATATAATGATACTTGGCATAAGGTAACAAGGTGGTTGTATTATTATCCATCACATATTATGCCTTGGTTAACAGCAATTTTAGTTTGGTTATTCCCACCAACAATGATTTGGACATTTTTGCCATTAGGATTAACACCAGTTATATCTTTTATAGGAATGAGAAGAGGGGTTGATTTCGCAGGGAAAGACGAAATTTGGTATGGTGAAGAATTTAACTGGACTTCAGGTTTCAAAGCACTTATACAGAAAGCAAAGTCAATATATTAGGAAGAGCATATAATGGAATGGGCCAAACACCATACCAGATATAAGTAGTATTATTTCATTAAGTATTACTCAGATAATGAGTTTTTGTTTACAATAGATTTCAGATTGTATATATTATATAAGATTTGCAGAGAGGTTATTTTATGAATGGTGAATATGTTTTCATTGGGATAATACAAATAATATAGGCTTTTTTGTTATAGATTCTAATGAATTATAAATTGTAATTGGAGAAATTCGATGTTATGTAAGGATTATCTAAAATTAAAAAAGTTTTCGGGAATAAATTGGGAAAGATCAGAAGATTTTCAACCTGGTGCTAATTGGGATACAGCAGACTGGTTTACTGCAATAATGGGTGAATTAGGTGAAGCTGCAAATTTCGCTAAGAAGATGCGTCGTTTAACAGACGAAGATGGTTTTGTTGAAAGAGAAAATTATGTTGAATATGATAAATTAAAAGGGGAATTGGAAAATGAATTAGCTGATACTTTTTGTTATCTTGATTTATTAGCAACACATCTAGATATTAATTTAGAAAAATCAGTAATTAATAAATGGAATGAAGTTTCACGATGTAAAGATTATCCTATGATTCTGGAGAATTAAATGGTAAACTATATGTTTGAACATCTGATTAAACAATTGAGAGAAATATCCGGTCGCAATGATAAAATGGCCCTTTTAGATAAGGTAAAGGATAATAAAGATATTGTCGAAGCATTCAGAATGTGTTACGATCCTTTTACGGTATTTTATATTTCCAAGGTAAATATAACAACATCTGGTAATAAGAATTTCAAAGATAGTTTTCGAAAATTCAAGACAATTGCTAAACATCTTTGTTCACGTTCAATTACTGGTGATATTGCTAAAGATACAGTGAGAATATTTCTTGAAGAATTGGATGTTGAAACACAGAAAATTTATATCAATATCTTGAACGGAGATATGAAGTGTGGTGTAAATACATCTACTGTTAATAAAGTATTCGGAGATGTTATTAAGAAGTTCAAGGTTCAGTTGGCAGCAAAGTATGATCCAGAGAAAACTTATCATGAGGTCCTTTGGTATGCAACACCTAAACTTGATGGCATAAGAGGATTTTTCCAAGATGGTATTTTATTAGCAAGGAGTGGAAAACCAATTATTGGATTCCCTGAAATTGTAGAGGAACTTACTAATATATGCGAAGATAATGATTTATCGTTTATTGATGGTGAGTTATATTCGCATGATATTCCATTCCAAAAAATTCAGGGATTCGTAATGCGCTCTAAAAATATTAAACCTGAAGAGAAGAAGAAAATTAAATTTAATATATTTGCAATTGGTAGTAAAAAAGGTGAATGGAGAAATACAGAAAAGATGTATGATAGCCTTGCATATCTAGATTGGGAGGATTATACATATGTAACACCTTTAGAATATAAAAAGGTTCCAAATATTAAAGAAAATATTAATGCACTTTGTACAGAATATATAAAACAAGGTTATGAAGGCGCGATGCTTCGATCCGGACAGACAGCATATAAATGGAAGAGAACAGATGATTTACTAAAAGTAAAATTATTCCTTGAGGAAGACTTCAATGTTGTCGGGTTTAATGAAGGTACTGGAAAACATGTTGGAAGACTTGGTGCTGTACGAGTTGAAGGAATAATTGATGGAAAGAGAATTGCTTGTAAAGTTGGGTCTGGATATTCAGATGA